CACATTAAATGTTATTGTGCCATTACTTGTACCATTATTACTTACACCCAGGATATCTCGAGTACTAATAGTGGGGTCAGTCTGCTTAACTCCCGAAGTTCCTTGTTCAGTTTGAATCCAGAAGCCTTCTCCCACTTGGTCGATTTCAAAAGTATAAGTTCCGCCTCGTGCTAGAGTTATGTCAGGGTTTACCTGCGTTTCATCTGTACCAAAAAGATAATAATTTAATGTTGTATTAATATTGGGTGTGAATACTTTTTCTAGATCTACTTCGTTAGCGAATAGGTCTACTGCGTCGGGGCCGTTGGGTACCCAATAGTATTCATTGAAATTTACAAATGCATCTAGATTAATTTTAGGGTCGTAACTATAGGATTGACTGGAAAATAATTTATTAGGATCCTGAGTTATTCCACCATAGTACTGTATTTTTTGTAAGAGTTCAGGATAGGTTACGTGAAAGTCTATACTGTTGTCTTGGGGATTAGTTACTAATACACTGGGCTCGAGCTGATAATCTGCTCTCTCTACGCTAGGTTCTATCAAATATTCATTTATATTTTTAAAGCCTGGGCTACTCTTGCGACCTATATAACCGTTGATAGGCTTTAAATTAGCATCCGTGGTTAATTGATCCAGCGTGGCATTTAAAAACTTTTTATTAGTCTCAGTTTGAAAAACTGATGGTAAAAAATCCAGTGTTCTAGTTGTCATCTTTTACTATGTTATTATTGTATTTACTGCATTAGAATTCGCCCCTAGTTTAGTAGAGGTAATTCCGCTTATAACTTCTATGTTGTCAATTGTGGCTACACTAATTAATATTTCATTAGCTTCGCTACCTATTTGTTGTAGGCTACCAAATATTTGATCTGTAGAGTTCGGCACTATGATTATACTGCTTATATTAGGTGCCATACTCTGCTGTATGTAGGTGGCAAGTTCAGTAAAGTAAAATGTATCTCCAAAATCCCAGTTGCCACTTGTAAAGAAATTATTGATATATTTTAATACCTGAGTGCGTATCTCACTGTCGCTTAGATTTATGCCAGTATTTTTCACTACTTTAAATGTAGCCTGAAGCTCGGGGCTAGCACGACTACCAAACAAAGGTTTGAATTTTGCACTGTTGTAAATCAAGGCATCACTTACGCTTTTATAATCTTCCAGTTTACTAAATTGAAGTCTTAATTCCTCACTAGTGGGTCTGACAGGTTCATCAATTAAATTATTAGAAGTATTTGTGGCCCAGATTCTATAGTCAGTTTCATAATTTTTAGTAAGAATATAAAGATCTATTAGATTACTTGGGCTAGGGTCTATTCTTCTACTGTTAAGTGCATTGTGCCTATACTGGAAATAAAGATCTCTACGCCCAGTATAAAACTTGTACTTATAGAAGCCATTTTGATCTAGTGTAACATTTTCTAGAGATCTTACTCCATTGGAATCTTCTACAATTTGATAAAATTTATAGCCGGTAACGTCATCAAAATTTGTTGTAAAGAATAGTTGCCCAACCACATATAGATTGATGTCTGGTAGTATGTCAGAACTTACTGCATAGTCTGTGTTAACTGCATCTGTATCTAGAATATTATAGTTAATAAAACTTATGTCGCTAGTATCACGTTCAAAAAATATTAGATTGTCTTCTACCACCATATCGAAAATATCGGGATCGTCAGGAACACCATCATCATTTTTGTCACTATAACTTAAATATACTTTGCCAGAATTTACAAATCCATCCGTGTCTAGTACCTGACCGCGTACCCACCAGTTAACATCGTGCGCCAAGAGGCCAGTGCCTTGAGGATTTTTATTGACCTCAAGGATTTTTACTGTATCATTAATTGTGCGTCCCGTGATAGGATCAAATATTTTAGTAGTGTCATCATAATAAAACTTAGTTGCTCTTAAGCTATCAAAACGATATCTTAGTCCTCTTATCTCTACTGTGTACACGGTGTTTGTTAGTGTGAAATTCAATAACCAGCTATTATCCTCGCCCTGTCCTTCTCGAGTTTGAGAAAATACATAATTGCCCTGCGTGTCTACATTGGTTAGCAGATAAGATTTGGGGATAATTTTCCAAGAAGTAGTGCTTTGGTCATATCGTAGACCAAATTCACTGTAGTTACTAATTTCACGTATTAGAGAGGTCGTAAACTCAGTACTAAAGGTGTTATTATAACTAGGTATAACTACACTGGCAATGGCATTATCTGGAATAATTTCACTAACACTGACAGGACCAAGTCCTGTGCTTAATACTCCCTGCCCGCCATTACCTATAACATTTGTGAGTGTGGCGTATATTTTGTCTTTCCCCCCTTCAGGAATTACTCCTGAACTAGGTATAGTCATAATTTTATTTTGCGCATTAAAGTAATTGCCTTCACCAGGCGTAAAAATTATTATACAATTTACGCCAAGATATTTGTTATTACCAGTTACTAAAGAACCGATTTGTTGTGGTGTTTCGGATGAGTTTTTAAAATACCCAGTGCAACTACTACTACCAGCTGTGACCTGTTCCCAGTAAAGATCCTGTAAACTAAATCTGTTAAAATACTTGTAGTAGAAGTGTAAAAGTTCCTTGGATTTAATTTTAGGTAAAATTTGATTTTGTATTACCCTATTAATATCCTGGTTAGTGCTAAAACTAAAGGTTATACTGTCATCAATAATATCTTCTTTGAGAAGAATACCATCTTCGTTAAAAATATTAGTAGAACTATATCTTCCTGTAGTATCAGCTGTATCTAGGAATCTACTTGTGCCGCTGCTAGAACGATTAACTGCTTTAATTTTGCTAATACTACTGAAATTTGCATAGGGGAAGGTATTATAATCTTCTCCTGTTACCATACGATTTTGAGTATAGTATTGTTGTGGTGCTCGGCTTCTAATTTCTTCTATAGACTCTGCAGCCAAGGCATTGGCCACGGTATACTTTAAGCTCAATACAACTGTTAGGGTCTCATTTCTTCCTGTAGAACTAACGTAGGGAATATTTAAATTAATATTCTGCATTTCACTTGGCACAATTTTGTAGGTTGTGCCTGCACTTTGTCTATAAAAAGCTGTAAAATTGCCCTGTGGTACTGAACTAAATGTACCATCTCCAAATACTAAACTTACCTGATCCCCGGCTCTAGTTGTAACCTGATAGCTTTTTTTAGCGGCGTTGTCGTTATATATAATATTGGGCGCCTGTACTGATAGTACCTGGTTCCATTCGTTGGTCAAGACATTGTTACTATTTCTTTCAAAAAGCCAGACATCGTCATTATTAATATTGTCAGCATTTATGTTAAGCAAATTATTAGGAATGCTTTCTGTAATACTAAAATTAATACTGTTTAACACCCCCTGCTTAAAATAAACAAAAAAACCGGTGTTGTTGCTAGCATTGCCCTGTCCGTCATTTTTGTATAAAATATTAAACAATTGACCTACTCTAGGACTTGCTTCATAGATATAGGTTTTATTTACGCTAGTGGCGCTAACAAATTCAAAGGGTAATTGTGTTCCCTCAACTTCTGCGTCAAAACTAAAAATAGGAAATATATCGCTTGGGGTGTTTAGGTTGTATTCACTGTTAACTATACCACCAATAGTCTGACTGTTACTAGGTCGTCCAACCTTTTGTCCACTAATAAGTGTAGCATTCAATATTGTTATAAACTGTTCGTACCAATTTTCATTTGTACTATCGTTCCAGTTGATGTTTAAATTAGTGAGATCATTGCCATCACTGTCCCTAAGCGGTTGCGTTGTTCTAAGACTTTCTATTTTCAGAAAGCCCTCAGCACATCTATTTCTCTTTGGTGCATAACTTACTAATTTGGCTAGCTTTAAAACACTCTCTCGACGTTCCGCGGTGTCAATAAAATTTTCTCTAGCGTTTAAATCCGTACGAAAAGCTAGGCTCTGTCCTAGAAATGCTATCATATCTATCAGTGCTATGTACTCACTGCTTTCTATGAAATCGTTAAAGTCTTCGGGATAATAGAGCTGTAGATATTCTATCATTGACTTTCTAAGAGTTTGATAATCATAACTCTGAAAATCAGCGTTTCTAAAACTTTCGTAGACTCTTGTCCAGTCCTGATTTACCAATAGACTATTTTGTCTGGTAGTGTTTGCCATATGAAAATCCAGTTATTAATATATTTATGGGTTTAAAAAACCCAAGATCTAGGCGGTGTCTAGCCCAATTGATCTGTTATATTGTATTTTTAGTGTGTCACGTTCGTTGGTTTTAATATAAATTAAGTCTAGCTCAATCTGAAAACCCTGCTCGGCCTGAATCACACTGATATTTTCCGCAGCTATCCTTGGATCGCTACTAATTATTCTGTTGATGTCATTAATAATTTTATTTTTAGTATCAGCATCAAAAGGTTCGAAAACCATATCCTGTATGATTGTGCCATAATCAGGATTCATTAATTTTTCACCTTTACGAATATGAAAGCTATTATATAGATCCTGTTTTGCTAACTGAAAATCTGTCAGTTTAAATCTCTTTACACGATTTATTGTGCTAAAACCTTTGTACTGTGCCATTTTATGCTCCTAGTTTATTCTTACTTTCTGATGCTGCGGCAAGCTTGGGCGCTGCACCTTGTACAGCATATACACCGTTGGCGTAATAGTTACCAACACCAGTTCCGTAGGCATCGCTAGCATTGGCCTTGCCATTATAAAACTTTGTGGCGTTGCCTGTGCCACCTAGATGTGATGCAGAAAGTAAACCAGCTACTTCTTCCTTGCTAGTAGAATCAGTTATTGTGCCATTTTTCTTTAGAGTATTGTAGTTACTCTGTGTGTATTTGTACATTACATCTTCTTGTAATTGTTTGTTATTTAAAAACTCATCCCTACTAGCTGGTTTCCCAGGCCCGCCAATCCAGACGCTGGGGTCTTTTAATTGAGCTTCCGTGGTTCCTCGTTTGACCAATCCCTGATCTACTAGGGCTGCTGCGCCCATCTGATATTTGCCAACATAACCCAGTGAGTTAACAGTGTCATATTTTCCCGAACTTTCTGTGAATCCAGTCTGACCAAACAGGGCCTTAACTTCCGACTGTTCAAGATTTCCTATACCGCCCTTGGGCTCTGGTTGTCTACGTAGGAAGGCTTCAGGAGCTTGTTTTTTAGGATTAGCATATTTTGAAGGATCGGGTTTCCCACCACCTGTACCACCACCTGTACCTCCACCACTGCCTGTGCCTGAGTTACCGCCGCCACTGGCTGAACTGCTGGCGTTGCCTGAACCTGAAGCTGAACCTCCACGTTTAGCTTCCTGTTGATTTTGGTATTCCTCTTGTGGATTCTTAGCAGTAGTAGTACTATTCCCTGCCGCAGCGGCAGCCTGCGCCTGTGTCTTGCTTAAAGATTCTAATTCGCTTAGTGTTTTTCTTGTATAGGGCTCGTGAGTAGCTATATGTGTATTAATAGACTTTGTTTTGTTAGGTTGACTTTCCCAGGCATCATTGACATATTCTGTTTCTGCGTGACTATTTTGAGGTAATTTATCAACTATAGGAGCTGAGGCATTACCGCCACTGTTTATATTAACTGGGCCGCCTAGTATATTAAGTGGACCAGTACAGCTAAGTACTCCCTTGCCACTGTTCATAATTAGACTATTTGTATTGGTGGTTATGTAGTCTTTACTGTAGAGATTAATACTATTATCTCCTCGTATTTTCACACTGGCGGTGCTTTCTATATGTACTCCATTTTTGCCATACATACGAATATAATCTGCATTAATGTTCAAACTATTGTCGCTGTGTATCTGTATGGGTCCGTGACTACGCATATTGATACCAAGAGCACTGTAAACTATTACTTCCCCTGCTGGACTTAGTTCTACCCAGCTGTCGCCACGAGCATTACTGATATAGATAAATTCCTCGTCGTCCTGGTCGTGCATTACTATCTGATGACCCTTGGCGCTGCGCCAGCGTGTAAGTTTGCTATTACCAAACAAATCACCATCGTCCATAACAAAGCTATGACCGCCACTTCTCACTTGCGTGGCGAAATCTTCGATTTCAAATTCGCCCTTTTCTATTTGGTCTTTTAGTTGCTTGTTGTTGGCAGGATCAGGGGCTGGTCTGCCTGGCGTGCTTATACCAAACACACCGTTAATAACATCTCTATTAGGGGTGGAATTTATAGGACCACGAAGTGGATCACGGTCTAGACCTTGGTTAATATATTGTTCTGCAAGATAGGGATTTACAGGTTTAGCATTTTTAAACCATCCAGGTGTAAAAGCAGTGTCCTTGCTGTCGTTGTACTCCCCTGTGGGATAGTAACCGTTGGGTTTCATTCGTGACTTAAGATCACTAGGAATACTATCAGGATCGATACTAGCTAGAGGTTCAGCTGCGTTTGCAGGTATCATACTTTTACCCATAAAATCACTGATACAAGCGAACCAGAAGCCGTCTGAATTTTTACCATTGGGGAAGCAGCATAGAACTTTATTGCCTATGTCT